GAGACTGTTAAGGTAGTCCTGAGAGAAGTAGACGCCAATCCTAATTCTATTACACAGGTGAAGGACTGGTTGTTTAGCTTAGGTTGGGAACCTGCTGTTTACATTGACAACTACAAGGGTAAGGAAGGTCACTCTAACTTTAACAAAGAGGCGCAAAACATATTAGGCTCACGTAAGTTAAAGCAAGACAGTGGTAAGATGGAGTCTCAGGGTGTACCTCAGATACGTGTCAACAATGAGCTATGTCAATCTGTCAAAGACTTGATAGAGAGAGATAAGTCTGTAGAGCTTTTGGAAGGTCTTACGATAATCAACCATCGTCTGGCTATCTTCAAAGCTTTTGTAAACTCTGTAGAGGATGGTTATGTCAAAGCCAGTATTGCAGGTTTCACTAACACCATGCGTTTCCGTCATGCTCGTCCTTTGGTAAATCTACCCTCAGTGGAAAAGCCTTGGGGTAAAGAGATCCGTGGATGTCTGATCGCACCCGAAGGCCATGTCTTGTGTGGTGCTGATATGGTGTCACTGGAAGACACAACTAAGAGGCACTACATGTACGATCATGACCCAGACTATGTTGATGAGATGTCAGTAGAGGGCTTTGATCCCCACTTGGACCTAGCTAAACACTCAGGTAAGATCTCTCAGGCTGACATAGATGCCTACAACAAAGGGGAGCTTGATCTTAAGTCCCTACGTAAGAAATTCAAGGTTGTTAATTATGCAGCCACTTACGGTGTAGGTCCAAAGAGTTTGGCTGTACAGATGGCAGGTACTTACTCAGAGGCTGACTTTATGCTTTCTGCATTCTGGGAAAGAAACTGGTCTATAGGTGCTGTAGCAAACAGTGTTAAGGTTCGTGAGGTAAACGGTAGCTCTTGGCTACAGAACCCTATCAGCGGTATGTACCACTCGTTACGGTACGAGAAGGATAAGTTTAGTACGCTCAATCAAAGCACTGGTGTTTACTGCTTTGACCTTTGGGTGGGTAAGTGTAGGCAAGCTGGTTTAAATATCATAGGACAGTTCCACGACGAAGTTATTGTCCTGTGTAACAAAGGAGAAGAAGAGAATGTAGCAAAGATAATGAAGGACAGCATTGAGAGTGTAAACAACTTAGTTAAACTCAATGTACCACTTGGCATAGATTATAGCTTTGGAGATAATTATGCAGAAATACATTAGACTGGGGTTGACACTACTATCCTGGATACTATATACTAAATCTATCTCAAACAGAGGATGAGAAAATGGCTAAACGTAAAGCAATGACAATCGTAATGGATGGTTACATCAAGTGGGCTAGACTTCGTACATCAGAAATGGACACTAAGTTTGTACCTGATGGACAGTACAATGCTGAGTTCTACCCAGAAGATCAGGAGAACTTAGACAAGATCATGTCTGAGGCTAAAGCCCGTGGTAAACAGATTGCTCTTAAAGACCCTTATGACGGTGAAGGTTTCGGTATTGGTAAATATTTTAAGATCTATCGTAACCACGTAAATCGGTCTGTAGAGGAGTTCGGTGGACCACCTGTTGTGGTTAAGATGGACGGAGATACTGTCAATGATCGTTGGGACTTTGAGATGGATGGCCTCATTGGTAACGGTTCCAAAGTTCGTATCAAGGTGGTTATGTATGGTGATGGTAACATGGCAGGTCACCGTCTAGAGAAGCTAGGTGTACTTGACTTAGTTTCTTATGTTCCAGACGCAGATATGGCATCTGGTTTTTAACTGAAGCCCCTTCGGGGGCTTCTCCTTACGGAGAATAGTATGGGTTGTAAGGTAGAGATAACTGTCACTGAGACTGACGAGTTCGACCAAGTACGCAGCATGACTTATACGCAAAATAATGTGTATACGACAGAAGACTTTGAGTACATCTGTATCAAAGCTGCTAACTCTTGGGGTTTCGATGACTTCTTTTTTGGGTATCCACCAGATGTACTCAAGGTTAGGTTAAGTGAAAAAGATGAGTAAAGTAATTATAGACGGAGATATCGTAGCCTATAGGATGGCTTTTGCAAACAAAGATAAACCTCTTAAGATTGCTCTTATAGAGGTTGATACCTTTATGTCCTACATACTTTCTGAGACTTCCTTTTATACTAACTCAGGGGAGTATCAGGTTTACCTGACAGGTAAAGGTAACTTTCGTGAGGAGATAGCTAAGACTGCAGTGTACAAGGGAAATAGGAAGGGTATAGAGAAACCAGTTTGGTTGTCAGCTATACGAGATCACTTAGTGGAAGCTTGGGATGCTGAGATTTCTTGTGGTCAAGAAGCTGATGACTTGATTGCCATAGAAGCTACCAAGTTTGGTAACAGGTCTGTTGTAGCTTCAGCTGACAAGGATATGCTTCAGATACCTGCTTTCCATTTTAACTTTAACACTAACGTCTGGAAAAACGTAGACGAAGAGAGCGGTCTTAAGTTCTTCTACACGCAGATCCTTACAGGTGATGCAGCTGACAATATCAAAGGGCTTTACAGAGTTGGTCCTAAGAAAGCTGAGAAGATACTTGATGGTTTGGTTAAAGAAGAAGACCTTTGGGATGCCGTTCTAGAAGCTTATGACGGTGACCGAGATAGGGTCATTGAGAACGCTAGGCTTCTTTGGCTACGAAGAGAAGAGGGAGAGCTATGGCAACCGCTAGATCAGCGAAAGCAAAAGGCCGCGTAGGTCAACAAGAAGTCAGGGATAGGTTACTAAAGGCTTTCCCTGAGCTTCACCCTGATGATGTTAAGTCACAGATCATGGGGGTAAACGGAGAGGACATTGTTCTTTCCCCAAGGGCCAGAGAAGTTCTTCCGTTGTCTATTGAAGTAAAGAGACGTAGGGACTTTAAAACTATGTATCAGTACTTAAGTCAAGCTGTACAAGATGGTAAATATGAACCTGTAGTTTTTCTTAGAGGTGACCGTCAAGAATGGTTGGCGCTATGTAAGGCAGACTACTTTATGGAGTTACTAAGATGTCAAAAATGAAAATCTATTGGGCAGAAGGTGAAGTGTTAGACTTCGGAGATTACTTTGGTCTTGAGGGAAACTATGATGACGATGGAGAGTATGTCAGAGGTTATATCTGTCACCCCGAAGAAGAAGCTCTACACGTGGTACAGAAGCACTTCAAGACTTCTATAGAGACACTGGAGATCTAAATGTCCTACATCTATTCCCGACATAAGACTGTAGTAGTTTTCTCCTGTGCTCACGCAGACCCTTCTGTAAGTAATGAAAGGTTTCTTTGGTTAGGCAACCTCATCTATGACATCAACCCGACTTATGTTGTAGACCTTGGGGATGGTGCTGATATGAAATCTCTTAATAGCTTCGACACTCGTAGTCCTCAAGCTGTTGTCTCTCAGAACTATGAGAAAGACATTGAGTGCTACAACGATGCTATGGAGAAGTTGCGCCATATGCCTAACCAAAGGAAGTACAAGAGGTCAAGCTGGATAGGGTTTGAAGGTAACCATGAGAATAGGATTAAGAGGTCTATACAAACTGATCCACGGCTCGAAGGGGATAAATACGGGGTCTCCTTCAAGCATCTGCAAACAGACCACTGGTTCAACGAGTATCACGAGTATTCTAACTCAGCCCCCACCCTCGCTCACTATGATGGTATACTCTACGGTCATTATGTTTCTTCTGGTAACTATGGTTCTGCTATGTCAACTAAGCATCATGGCTATTCTCTTACTGAAAAGCTGGCCTGTTCTGCTACTGTCGGTCATAGTCATAAATTCTCTTATTACCATAAAGCTGACGCTAGTCCTTATCCGATCAACGGTCTTGTGGCTGGCTGCTTCAAGGGTAAAGAGGAGAGCTGGGCAGGTCAAGCTAACAGAGAGTGGAGATCCGGTGCGGTGGTCAAAAGATATGTAGATAACGGTAACTATGATCTTCAGTGGGTCTCTTTGTCTGCACTTAGAAGAGAGTATGCAGATGAATGATAAGGATAGATCTTATGACGAAGTCTTGGACTTGCTAGAGACTTACGGTATTGAGAGAATACTAGAGGACAGTAACACAGATATGCCTAGTGTTCTTATAGTTTTAGATGAGATAGGTTTCGTAGAATTGGAGATGTATGACGATGATAACTCAGGATGATGTTGACAGTGTAGCTACAAACATTGCAGGTACAGATATGGATGTGTACCAAGAGCAAGCTAATAGCTTTGCTATCTATGATAAAAGCTTTAAAGTAGTTTACCCTTCTTTAGGGTTGGCTAGTGAAGCTGGGGAAGTAGCAGACAAGGTTAAGAAGTGGATTAGGGATGGTCACATGGATAAGCTTGAGATTGCTAAGGAGCTTGGAGATTGCTTGTGGTATGTAGCTGTAACTGCCGAAGACTTGGGGTATACTCTATCGGATGTAGCTTTGTTAAACTTAGAAAAGCTAAGCAAGCGTAAGAAATCGGGAAAGATAAAAGGATCAGGTGACAACAGATGAATAATTATTTACCAACAGACTATCAGACTTTCATTGCTAAGTCTCGGTATGCAAAGTACTTCGATGGAAAAGGTCGGGAAGATTGGAGTGAAACTGTCTCTCGATATATGACCAATGTTGTACGTCCAAAGGTAGGCCCTGAGTACAATATAGCTGACCTAGAGCAAGCTGTATTAGGTTTAGAGATTATGCCCTCTATGAGAGCTATGATGACTGCAGGTCCAGCTTTGACTAGGGATAATACTGCTGGGTATAACTGTAGCTACTTGCCTGTAGATGATCCTAAAGCGTTTGATGAGGCTATGTTTATTTTGCTTTGCGGTACAGGTGTAGGCTTCAGTGTCGAGCGGCAGTTTGTACAGAAGCTACCAGAGGTTCCTGAGCTGTTTGATAGCGATACAGTAGTTGTTGTTAAGGACAGTAAAGAAGGTTGGGCTAAGGCTTTCCGTCAGGTGCTTGCCCTTCTGTGGGCGGGTGAGATCCCTCAGTGGGATGTCTCTCGTGTACGACCTGCCGGTGCTAGGCTTAAGACCTTTGGTGGTAGAGCATCTGGACCTGCACCTTTAGTAGAGCTGTTTAACTTTGCAGTATCTACATTCAAAAATGCACAAGGACGTAAGCTGTCCTCTATCGAGTGCCATGACCTTATGTGTTTCATTGGTCAGATTGTTGTCGTTGGTGGTGTACGCCGTAGTGCTATGATCTCTCTGTCTAACTTAAGTGATGATCGTATGCGTCATGCTAAGTCAGGTCAGTGGTGGGAAACAGCAGCTCATCGTGCATTGTCTAACAACAGTGTGAGCTACACAGAGAAGCCTGATATGGAGACATTCATGAGGGAGTGGCAAGCATTAGTAGAAAGTAAGTCAGGAGAACGTGGTGTATTCAATCGTCAAGCAAGTAAAGTGCAAGCTGCAAAAAATGGCAGACGTGATCCTAACTATGAGTTCGGTACTAATCCGTGCAGTGAAATCATTTTGCGTCCTAATCAGTTCTGCAATCTTACGGAGTGTGTTGTACGTGACACGGACACTGTGGAAGATCTTGAGCGTAAAGTCCGTCTGGCAACTATATTGGGAACTATCCAATCAACCTACACCAAGTTTCCGTATCTGCGAAAGGTGTGGACTACCAACACCGAAGAAGAGCGACTGCTCGGTGTGTCACTCACAGGCATAATGGATAACGCTTTAATGACCTGTAGGAACGAAGGCTTGGAGAGTACCCTTGAGCACTTACGCACCGTGGCTGTTGATACTAATGCTGAATGGGCTGACCGTCTTGGTATACCTCGTTCTACTGCGATTACATGCGTTAAGCCTTCGGGAACGGTATCACAACTGGTGGATAGTGCCTCTGGCATACATGCTCGCCACAGTCCCTATTATATCCGCACTGTGCGTGGTGACAATAAAGATCCCTTGACACAGTTTATGAAGGACAAAGGGATACCTAATGAACCTTGTGTAATGAAAGGAGACACTACCACAGTATTTAGTTTCCCAGTTAAGTCACCACCTTTCTCTGTTACTAGGAACGATATGAGCGCCCTAGAGCAGTTAGAGACATGGTTGATCTATCAGAGGTCATGGTGTGAACATAAGCCCTCAGTGACTATCTCAGTACGGGATGAGGAGTGGATGGAAGTGGGTGCATTTGTGTACAAATACTTTGATGAGATGTCAGGTGTTTCCTTCTTGCCTCATACAGATCATACTTACCAGCAAGCACCTTATCAGGACTGCTCAATGGAAGAATACTTTGACCTTTCACAAAAGATGCCAAAGACTATTGACTGGTCTCAGTTATCGGAGTATGAACAAGAAGACAACACCGCAGGTATGCAAACAATGGCTTGTAGCGGTGATGTTTGTGAAATAGTAGATTTAACTTAGGAGACTACGATGGAAAGCCAGTTACCACTTCAACTATCCCTGCACTTAAGTGATATGGGAGTAATACAAAAAGACTTCACAGATACACCTGTAGAAGATGAAGTCTATGAAGTCGATATGTCCTACAAAGGTGTAGAGCTTGACGAGTATGGGGAGCCACCGTTCTGATGGCTAAATGGGACTTATCAAAGTTGAGTAATTCTCAAGAGGTGGACTACGTTAACAGTCCGCCTCACTACAATAGCACCATAGAATGTATAGACGCTATGGAAGCTATGACTGAGGGGGCAGCTGTAAATACTCACGCTGCCTATTGTTGGCAATCTGCTTTTAAGTATCTTTGGAGATGGCCTTATAAGAAGAAGCCTGTAGAAGATATTAGGAAGTGTATTTGGTATCTCGAAAGGCTTATAGACATATTGGAGAATCCAGATGTGGACAGCGATAATATTGACGTGCCATTTAGACACCACAACTTGTAAGAGTGTATCACCATCCGTTTTATACACTTCAGAGGATGTTTGTCTAAAGTCCCTAGCTCTAGGTATACAGACCTTAGAGGGAAATAGGTGGGTAGTAAAAGACTACCTCTGTCATCAATGGGGTAAGTCCTCATAAAAGAAGGCCCCAAGGAGAGATCCAAGGGGCCTTTAGTTTGTCTGCAGCTTTTATTTATGATTAGGGCAAGAGCGGTCCCAGCAGAAGCAAGAGAAGAAACCTCTGGGGGGTAGGTCTAAGACTGACTTAGCCTTCTTAAACTTCTTCTGTCGTCGTCTTAGGTGACGTTTAAGGGTGTACTTACTAGAAGATGCTCTAGATATTGTTTTATACAAATTACCTCACTTATTTACCGAAGAATTTAGATACTGATCTTATCCCTATAGATGCACTTACGATCCCACCAAGGGAATACTGATACCATGTTGGCATAGTCTCAAGTGCTGCAAAACCAGCCTGGACTATAGCATTGCCCCAATCTCCACAAAACGCTAGTATCAGGGGAATACTGAAGAGTAGGGTTATCCACTCGTCTTTCCAGCTATTCTGTGTAGCTTGTATAGCAGCTAGATCCCAATCTATCTCACCTGTAAGCTGTTTCTTCTTAATCTCAGCCTCAGTAAGTTTGATCTGTGTCTTACTGTCGATTACACTTGTAGCTAAACCAACTACACTACCTAGTATTTGTCCTAATGCCATTATTTCTTCTCCGAATTAAGCCATACAGCTATCGTACCAGTCATAGCACCACTAACAACACTAATCATGGCACTCTGTTGAGTACTTAAGTCATCCAAGCTAATTCC